AGTGGCGTCTTAAATACGATTTGGTTTGAATCAGGTATGATTCCTATGAGCCTCCCACCCGGTTTCATGCGTCGTCCTATTTCACGGGTGGTTTCTCTGAAGAGATCTTCACTCGCGAATATATAGTGAAGTGAAAAATTGTAACACACTACATCGTACCTTCTGTTTGGTGTAGACATGATGTCTCCTAAATAAAAATTGACACGCATCTTGAACGTCTTTGCCCTTGATTTGGCCTCGTCAAGTGCATCGCTGAGTGGTTCACATGCACTGAGATTCACCTTACAGTGTTTGTACTTACCGAGATCACCCCCGAACCCACATCCCACATCTAACACGGCGTCACCTTCCCTACATATTCTCTGTATGAGTTCCCTCTTCTCGGCGTTATGATGTTTCCGTATCTCCTCCATAAAATTAATTGATATTTTTTCAATGTTGGTTTGACTTAGGCATCCTTTGTGCTAAAAGACCATATTGGTCTCATTTAGACATGGGTTGTGGAATAAATTTTAAAGTAACACCATGTTTTTTTGAAAATGAAATTCGAAAAAAAAAATATTTTTTTTTCACTTTCTTTTTAAAGAAAAAAGTTTTAAAAAAAATAATTTTTTTTATTTTTATTTTCGAAATTTCATAAAAATCTCGTCATTAGATTTAAATTAGACATAGTCTCTCTATAAAAAGTTCCAAAAAACATGGTGTTGCTTCGCAGATTATGTAGGGGTATAGAGGATTCCAACACAACTAGAAAAATCTCATGGATATTTTATCGGGTGATATGTCGCCACAAGACCAATTGTAAACGTAACAGTGATTATGACCATTACCCTTCAAGAACTTGGAACCACGGAGTGTACTAGGATTCAAACCAATATCCAAAGTATTATACACATCGAACCCGGCATTGCGCGCGAGCATGACCGCCGACTTGAGGTCACCACGACCCGTGTCGTAAAACATATAGGCTTGATTTATATACATTTGTGTTTTGACCGACCTATAGGGTACTGAGTAATAACTCGTGAAATGACCCTCGTCATTTAGGTATGAATACACTATTTCACATTTGGGTAAAAGCCACCGACGCACATATGATTCATCTATCACAGGTGCGATAGAATATTGGGACATGTGTTTACGTAAGATTTCGGTAACCCTTGGTACATCACTATTGGTCATCAGCCAGTGTGTACACGACCCGTTGACGGCGTGAGGCCTTTCCCGCTCATCCGAAAATTTTGCCGCGTTGAGTTTACGAACGTTTATGAGTCTATGCCAATATGACGTCTTTGCGACGGGGGTGGGGAGTTCTGCCACGGCTGTGTATACCGCTTGCCATATACCAACCGCGTTAGCTCGTCGGCGTATCTCAGATATGAGGAGTGGTGCGAGCCCTATATTTCGAATGGAGTCGTGAACACAGAGAAAGTTAATTTGTAAAACATCGAGGACTGTGTCGTGTACTCTATACTTAGTTGGTACACCAGATATGAAACCGACTAGTTTCCCACCAGACTTTGTTCGAAGACCCAAATTCCAATCGGATTCCGTGGCCCATTCCACGAAATCTTTTGAATATTTGAACGAAAAGTGTTCATCACGTATGTAGTGCGAAGACAGAAATTCGGATATTTCATGTATAGAACACGTCGACCATTCATAGTGTTTAGGTAATGTAACGGGTGTTTCGCTATATGTCCTAGACGAATCAATCTCACCCACGCCTTCAGAATGATTTTGTGGCATGGGTTGGGTATTCCAAAATTCATGAACCATTTGTATACTGGCGTATGTACCTTTTAAGTTGGCTTAAAGTTTTGAGTACACTTTAATTCAGAAATGTCGCTTGAACAAGATTACACCACCGTTCCCGGTCAGCTCTTTGCTTGCCTTTCCGTTGTTGGCCCGGAATGTCCCCAGAAGAATGATAAATTTGGTATCAAAATCCGGGGAGCTTTCAATTCTAGAGATGAAGCCGCGAGTCACGCGAAGCGTCTCCAAAAGGAAGATGCCACCTTTGATATTTATGTCGTGGACATGTACAAATGGTTGTTGATTCCACCGGACGCCGCCGCTATAGAGGACGTTCATTACACGAATGAAAAACTAGAGGAGCTCATGTCGGGGTACAGAGAAAATCAACAAATGGCGGCCAAGATGTTCGCTGATCGTAAGAGAGATATGATGGCGAGCCCAACTAACACGTACATTAAGCCGGGTGACGAGAATTCCAAATTTTACACGAAACCAGATGAACCACCCATCAGTCACCCAGCTGAGGTTTTGGAGCGTCTTAAGAAGGAAAAGCCGGACGCTGAGATGGAAGAGCTCGTGAAGGAAGCCGATAAGATCGTCGCTGATGAAATCGAAGAGCGACGTAAGAAGCGCGAGGCTGAGGCTGAGAGTGTTGAGGCGAAGGCGACTGAAGGTGGTGAGGTCGAAGAAGGTGAAGAAGTGAACTCCGCGTAAATAATTAAAAAGATATAATGCTGATCGGTATCCCTGATCACCATTATTGTATATATTCTGGTTAAGTGTGTGGACACGAAACACTTAAACGGAACACATTTTTATCCTGGTCGAAGAATGACCGGTTGCATGGTCTTACCCATGAAAAATCCTAAAATGAAAGCCACGAATATGACTATGTACGCGGTTTTGTCGAGATTTGAAAAGATATCAATCTTTTCTTGGTATTGCATTTGCGGAGGTGGAGGTGGTGGAGGAGGGTAGTAATACATGGGTTCTTGTTCGTGTTGTTCATCCTCCATTGGTTCTTCTTTTTCGAGTACATCTGGGGTATACTCGAGTGGATTTCCTATATCACTCTCCATTTATAAATTCGTGTTTTATTTTTTTAAGTACATTATTCCTCATCTTCATCATCCTCATCATCATCAACAATAAATCCAGCTAAATTACCGTTTTCATCCGCATCCTCGTCGTCATCTGACTCTGATTCACTTTCAGTCTCCGAATCGTAATCATCTTCATCGAAATCAGAGTCATCGTCATCCGTGTAATCATCCTCTACCTCTTCAAATATTTCGAGACGCTCCGGGGGCTTAGAAACTCGTCCGGAGCGAGTTCTAATATTAGACATTTTATAATATATATGTTCATTACATCTTTAAGTTATGCAACCGTTCTATTACTGCGTTCAATTTACTCATTATTTCTTCATTTTTGGAGTACATACCGAGCTCTTCTAGATTATGTATGGCCCGTTCCAATAGTTTCTGTGAAATGTCCACATGACCCTTAAATTCTACCGCCATGTGTAGATTCGAATTGAATTCCCTGTAGAGTATCCCGTTTATGTGCGCGTATTCACGGACATCTCTCATGATTTCTTCTACTGGATCGGACCTTATGTTTATTTTTGCTATTCTCGATGATACATAAATCATCGCCAGTAAAATAACCACCGCAAACATATTTATAATTTAGATGTTATCTTGTCTATAAGCCTGTGTTTTCTATTCGTGCATTTACAAACTTTTTGGATCTCATCTTTGAATATCGAAAAGTCTGATTTTGTGGAACACGCGGGGCACACGTGATTCGTTTTCACGAGCTTCTTTTTGCCTTTCATATTCTCTATAGCGTGTATTTCCAGATTATCATCTTGAATCATGTATTTTTTGATATACGCTTTAAGGTCTTCGCGCACGTCACATTTTGGTTTTTCGACAGGCTTTTTCTTTGGGAGTGGCTTAAATTTCTTCACCTGTAATTTTTCGACTATATTTGGGGGTAATTGGTGCGCTCGTCCCGAGAAATCCTTACAAAACCCATAGAATCGACCTCTCAACGTTTCACATCGACAGAAACACTTTTGTTTTATGGTGTCCCCTAATATATGAAACCACACGTGATTTGACATGTGATTTCTTTTTGTGTTTTCACAATACCTGGACGTCGTGGCGACGAGGTAACTGTTCTTTTCTCGGTACAGATTCTTTACGCGCGCATCAGTCTGACCTTCCATATGTCGGCGTACGAACGTTTCGAGTAAAGCACACGTTTCTGGGTCTTTGAGTTCGTCCTTCAACTGGTTCGCGGTGAATGACCCTTCTTTCTTCACCCGCGCACCTTCGATTATTCTGGGGTCGGTGCATTCTGTCCGAAGAGTCGCCATATTCATGAGTTCTACGGTTGGTTCCGGTGACACTTTTTGGAACATGGCAAGAGGTCCATGTTTATACAAAAGTATAGGTAGGTACTCACTTTGCGTTTGCTTTCCTCTATCACATTCCGAGCATCCCTTACCATTACACGCTTTGTGCGTTACCATTTTATGTGAAAATGGCATTCGAAACCCACTTCCACGGGTGTTTCGTTCACTACTTCCATACACGGACAAATCGACTATTTCGTTCCAGTCTTTTGATCCATAGGCTATGTTGAGTGTGTTTATGATGTGTTCTCTGAGAGCTAACGCCGAGGATCTATTCACCGGAAAATCCGGCCAATTTATGTGTACACCCGTTTTCATGAAATCATCCACCTTCTTTGGTTTTGAAACACACACGAGCGCATCCTTCCCTCCATGTTTACTTACCCTGTCACATATGACTTTACACACGCGGTTAATTTCTTCTATCGTGAGAACATCATCATCCTTGTAATCGAGGTCAACGAAAAAATTATACGCATCGATCGTCTTTTGCTCCACGAGATATATCTTCTCGTTCGATTTGATACACTCAACGTATTTTTCATAAAATTCAGTCAATCTATCAAATGGTACGGACAACACGCCGCCGTCCATGAACACATGTGATGGATTGGGGTTCTTTTCAAAGAAGCCATGACTCTTGCACCACTCCTTGAACATACTTACCATTAGTTCGCGTAATTCTTTTAATCTTCTTCAAAGCTTCTCCATATCGACGTCCTAAACGATACATCTGGTTGTGTTGCTTCATCTTCTGTTAGTTTTTTCTTCAACACTAAAAGTTCATACACCTTATCCTCCTTGTGTTCTTCGATGTAATCGTTCGCACGAGTTGGTGTGTATGAATGTCTATTGACGAGCAAATCATGTATTTGCATTAAAATGTAGCTCTTCGACTTCATTATTTTATAGCAAAGGATTTTCTATTCAAAGATGTAACACACGCATAGAATTCTGGATTTTCGAGAACGTTTTTAGTGATACGATCCCATTGCTTCTTCATCCTGAATTCTTGGAGTGTATCGAACGACATGAAATCGTTTTCGTCGTGCGTACGCTTAATAGGTTGTTTTTGTATTTTTTTAGCTATCGTCTTTTGTTTCTCATCGTTGAACTTCTTAACGAGATCAACTTGTTCGGGTTTTGTGTAATTCACAAAAAACACAAAGACGTTATATTCCAACTCGACGGCTGGACTTTCTTTGACTATAAATTTAAATTCTGTATACTCGCCTTTCTTCAAAGAAACGACACCACGCGTTTCTTCTTCAAGTTCGCGAAGGGCACACCGAATTGGATTGAAAATCTCTCTTCGGCGACACCCTCCGGTCACGAATATCCAGTCTTTAAAGCGCTTATCTCTCACCGTTAGGAATTTGGGTTTGTCGCTCGTAAATGTTACTGGTACCGCTATCGCTTTATATTTCTTCATTGCGCTGATCGCAAGTTATAATCTTCGGAGATGTTAATTTTCTTTGGACTCGGCAACATTATTGATTACGACCTCTTCCTCCTCCTCTTCATCGTGTTCTTGGATAACACGTTGCTGAGTGGGTGGTGGTGGTGTGTGCGCTTGAACGATTTTATTACAGAAACCTTTGATACTTTCGATATCACTCTTAGCTTGTGTAAACTCCTTGTACATGTAAACGGTGGCCGCAATGCACAAAATAACAGCTACAATAGTGAGAGTCTCTCTATCGAACGAGATCATACTTTTGTGTAATAGAAACGTTGAATTTTTTTAAGTAGCTTCCTCCTGATTAATGGGGGAAATGAATTTTTCGAGTGTCCTGGATTTTGGGTCATACGTGAGTACAAACACGAATCCTAGAAGAAATAAATACTTCCAAAGCATTTGATATTAGTGTCTAATTTAATTAGAGTACATCAAACCACCCATACCGTTTTCAATGCGCATAATATTGTAGTTCACAGCGTACACGTCTTGGCCAGCGGTAAAGGTACCACCGGTGGAGACGAGACGCGCCGAGTCGAGGCGACTGAAATTGAGCGAACCAGTTGGTTGCAACTTCGCGGTCTCGAGGCAGAATGGATACAAGAAGTAGTTACCCGCATCATCCTCAACGGACGAAGACGCCGTGTGGTAATACAAGGACGCCTCGGTGTAGTGTGGGACGGTTGGCTTGGAATCGGTAACATCGGTACCGTTGATTTGGAGCTTCATGGAACCAGTAGCAATACCGAGTTCAGCGGTGTGGAATACATTGGACGACGCCACGAGCTTGACTGGGTGGTTGAAGTTGAGCTCTTGCATGGCGTTACCCGACGCGATAGACTTTTGCGTTTGGGTGATGATCATGTTTTGTGGAGTACCCGCCAAAGTGGTGCGTTCATCGGTATCCAAGTAGATGTATTGCGCGTGAACTTCATAATCAGTGGCCGCTGGAGTATCCCAGGTAATTCGCAATTCAACATCGTGGTACTGGAGCGCGATCAATGGGATCGCAGATTGCCAGTTTTCACAGAAAGAGAATCGAAGGGGGTAGATTCGAGTCTTGGACGATTCCAAACGATCTGGACCCTTGCTCGTGTTTTGAGCGAGGATAGTTGGGGCGATGTACTGAGAAAAGTGAGACGATTGGTCATCAATGACCTGGCCACCGACCAACCACTCGACCTTCTTAATTCGGGAAGCCCATTCAGATTTTTTGAGAAGGGCTGGAGTGCGCTGCGTGATGTAGCAGTATCCGAGGAGATCCCCCTTGCGTTCGAAACGAACGGTGGAGATACCACCAGCGGCTGGAACGCCCTGGAGCACTTGGCGTTCTACGGTTTGGGCAAAATTTGTGTGACGTCGATAGTTAGATCTGAAAAAGCTGACTTCAGGCTGGCCGACGAGGTGGGCATCCTGGGCGCCGACGGCGACGAGTTGGGCAATACCACCAGACATTTTATATATATTGAGGTTATTTTTTTAAATGGCTATCTTTACATGATGGTGCTACATCATGTAAAGATAACGAGAAGTTGTTTCGATCAACTGACTTTCGGGTTATGAGCCCGACACGCTTCCACTGCGTCATCCCGTTTGCTGCACCCGACGCGATTTGAACGCGCGATCTCCTCCTTACTAAGGAGGCGCATTAACCACTATGCTACGGGTGCCTCTCCACCTCTGGGTTTCGATCCCAGTACCCCACGGTTAACAGCCGTGTGCTCTTCCAATTGAGCTAAGGAGGAATGGTCCGGCCTACCCGATTCGAACGGGTGACCCGCTGATAACAATTTTTACATTGCAAATTTAGTATTATGTACTACAGTCAGCTGCTCTTCCATCTGAGCTAAGGCCGGATAAGCTCCTACCTGGACTCGAACCAGGGTTATTGGATTCAAAGTCCAAGGTGATGACCACTACACTATAAGAGCTTATGTGAAGAAAGGTTACACCTCCTCTTCATTATTACTAGCGCTATTTTCTTTAACCTCCTTTGTATATTTAAAATGATACATCACTATCGAAAACAATCCCGCCGACACATTCGTGATAGTCATAGGAACTACGTCATAATACACGGAATATACGAGTGCAAACGCACTCGCGAGAAGATTAAGGTGTAAAAAGGAGTAATTTATAGCTTTCGCGTCCTGATTACGATACACGTGTATGACTTCTGGGATAAACATGAGTGTTATGAGTATTGAACTCGCAAATCCCAACACATCTACAACATTCATTCAACTTATTTGAGTTACCCCTTTTCAGTTTAAGCCCTTTAATCGAAATGGCACGTTATATTATTATATAAATATTCAATCGTGTTTATAGATGGACATCCTATTCAAGGACGAATTCGATATGTTAGATAAGCTTGACTGGAGTTCGACGGAACACGTCAGAAAATCACAAGACCCCGATAAAATTATAAACACCGACCCCGATGAAGAATTTTATATTGTCAGGAAAGAAACATTCGGAGATTTACAGACACCAGAAAGTTTAGAAGAAAAATCAAATAGATATAACTACACACCCCTTTTTGCCGAAGATATCATAGTTCGCATAATGGATAAACTTAAAAAACATTATAACAAGAGCTTCGTTGAACACCGCGGTACATTTATGTATCAACCGGGTGGTAGGTGTGGCTGGCATACTAATAGCAATGCTCCCGGTATGCGGATCTATTTAACGTGGGCCGAAGAAGATAACAAAAGTTATTTTAAGTATTTTGACAATGAAACAAATCAAATTGTCACTAAATACGATAAGAAGGGGTGGCATATAAATAAATTTATTATACCCCGTGAAGGTAGATTATGGCACTTCGTAGGTAGTGATACGAATAGGAAAAGTCTTGGGTTTTTAATACCAGTATAATGTAAAAATGGGTTGGTTTTCGGAAGTCGGTGGTTCACACCCGTGTATAATATCCGTAGAATATGGTGACTGGAGAATAGATAATAAGTCTCAACGACTCATGTTAAAAGATATAGAACATCTATTGACCGATGACAGAAAGAAAACTATAAAACACGATGAAATCGCTTGGAAAGGGTATGATTTAAAAGACCACGCTATTGGCTACAACTGTATATGTTGTGGTGGTATCCGTTATGAATTGTGTGATACCGCATACCCACCAATAATTGTTGAAAATATGCCCAATCCAGCTAACCGTAAATATCGCATGGTAGATGGCAAACATAGAATGCAAAAGCTTAGATTGTCAAATGTCACGGAGAGTGACTTTTATGTTTTAGAATACACAGACGTTGTAGATAAAATAACTTTACACCCGCTTTATAACTTCATACTGTAGTACTTGTTCAAATTCGATGTATTCACCTGAATAACTACTACAGAGCTTCTATAGCTTCAACTCTCTTCAATAATTCTTCGTATTTAGTTTCGAGTGTCGCTGTTTTAATTTTTTCAGCTTTGAGTTGCTCATTTACCTCTTTGAGGGCGGCGGTGGTCACTGTAAATATTTCATTATAATCGAGTGACCTGAAATCATCAGTTTCTGTACCGATAATTTTGTATTTACCCTCTTCTATTAATTCTGTTTCATGCAGTAGTTTCATAACAGTTCCACCTATTTCAGGTTTACCACAGTATTCCGGGTCATACAAAAAAACACTCGAATTACCTGTTACAGAAGAAGCATTGATAGCTACTACTTTGTCAACATCAAATGTAGATGGTATTGGGTTTTCTAACGTAAGCGTGTACATGAACACGTCTTTTTCTTCGTCTTCAAATTGATATTTTATTGATTGTTTATTTGAAAATTCACCCATCATATTGAAATCTACCAGTGTTCCATCACCCTTATTGACTACGTTTGGTAGTTCTTTCTCAATTTCTTGACCAATGAAGCCAAATGTAAATTGCCCCGTATCTTTCATTTTGTAACTCACTGGTCTGATTTTTTCAAGTTTCGAAAGTGCAATCTCCGGGTCGAGGGTCTGAACGTCTGTCTTTACACGTTCATCGGACGTTACGACCATTCCCACGGATCTGACATAATTTGCCGCTCTTATACTCACGTAGAATTGGAGTTGTGTATCGTCCGAGGTCACGATGTGGTCACCGTGGGACAGAGCACGCCACGCCGACCATCCGAGACTGTGATGCCACGCGCCCCCGGAGACATATAACGTACCGCTGCAAGTATCACTGGCGTCACTGCGTAGAAACTGGCTCGCTTCAAGATTATCGACTGTATCGGCGTTGTCCGCGCTGGTGGCAGTGGTGGCACTGTCCGCCGTCGCAGCATTCCCAGTTGTGTCCTGATTCAATGTGGGGATACGAGCGGTATCAAATGTTCCACCGGTAATCTTACCCGCGTCCAAGCCGGGGATACGAGCGGTAGCAAATGTTCCATCATCAATCTTATCCGCGCTCAAGTTGGGGATACGAGCGGTAGCAAATGTTCCATCATCAATCTTATCCGCGCTCAAGTTGGGGATACGAGCGGCAGCAAATGTTCCATCATCAATCTTATCCGCGCTCAAGTTGGGGATACGAGCGGCAGCAAATGTTCCATCATCAATCTTATCCGCATTCAAGTTGGGGATACGAGCGGCAGCAAATGTTCCATCATCAATCTTATCCGCATTCAAGTTGGGGATACGAGCGGCAGCAAATGTTCCATCATCAATCTTATCCGCATTCAAGTTGGGGATATCACTCGCACTCAAACTCAGTCTATCAGAACTAACAGTTCCGTCCGCCAAGTTAGATGCATTCAAACCCGTGAGAGCTTCTCCACTCGCGACGATCACCCCTGCACTGAAATTTCCATTCGCGTCTCTTACGACAATAGCACTGCCAGTGTTACCGCTATCCGCCGCAATCGTAGCAGAGTTTTCGAGGCCGAGGGATGATATCATACCAGCGGCTGTATTTTTTCGTATGATATCGTCGACTGAAGAATAAAATACCTCGTCGGAGGTTCTCGCAGACGCTGGCACGTTATGCGTCAATTCCATGTTCGCCGATTTAAATTTATTAGCGAGCACGTCACCGTTTCCGTCCCGTGATACAATCGAATGAGTAGTAACGCCAGAAGATACCGCGTTACCAGACATAAATTCCGCGTGTACGTGATCTATCTTCATCTGTAATGTAGCCATATTTTATTATCATGCATCTGGCCACGTCATATTGTGTTTAATTAACGAGACCATTCCTTCTAGTTCTGTGAGTCGAGTGGTTAGGTCCGCTGTTTTAATTTTTTCAGCTTGGAGCTGCTCATTTACCTCTTTGAGGGCGGCTGTGGTCACTGTAAATATTTCATTATAATCGAGTGACCTGAGATCATTAACTAATGTACCGATAATTTTGTATGAAACACCTTCTTTTACATTATCCTTTTCAGATAATAACTTCATAACAGTTCCACCTATTTCGGGTTTACCACAGTATTCCGGGTTATAAAAAAACTCAGCTGTACTACCTTCACTCACACACGAAGCTTCTATATATGTTGAGCGGTTAACATCAAACGTAGACGGTATTGGTACGTCTAATGTAAGTGTATATACAAACACGTCCTTTTCTTCGTCTTTACCTTGATATTTTATTGATTGTTTATTTGAAAATACACCCATTATATTGAAATCTGATATGTATCCCGTATCCTTAGCAACTACGTTTGGTAGTTCTTTCTCAATTTCTTGACCAATGAAACCAAACATAAATTCTCCCGCATTTTTCATTTTATAACTCACTGGCCTAATTTTTTCGAGTTTCGAAAGTGCCATCCCCGTGTCGAGCGTCTGAATATCTGTCTTTACACGTTCATCTGATGTTGCGAGAAGCCCCTCACCCCTGATCCAATAAGTTGCTTTTATACTCGTCCAGTACCAGTAAGTTTGGTCTTCGCTTAGGGAATAATTCGCGTGGCTAACGGTATTTGCAATGAAGTACCGTTGGTCGTTTATGGATTCATTGACGTATCCAGTTACGTTAAGCTGGTACTCGCATTCAGTATTCTGGTCAGTGCGTAGAAAAGAACCTATTCCAAGACCACCGACTGTATTGGCGTTGGCCGCCGTGTTCGACGTTTCCGCATTCCCACTCGTGTGCTGATTACCCAAGCTATTCACACCGGGGAGGTCTATAGAACCGGACCCATCAAAATTAACACCCCCTATTTGTACGTTACTCGCAAATTTTGATGCCGTAGATGCATTTCCAGTCAATGGACCCGAAATAGTAGTCGCCGTTAAAGCCCCCACATTAGCCGAACCATGTACATCTAACTTGTACGCGGGACTCGTAGTCCCGACACCGACGCTACCATCGGCGTCTATGTGTACACATTTACTGAATGTCCCACCACTATACTTCAAATCATCTGTATTTGAAGTAAAACTGAGAGATGAGTCCCATTTGGTTTGGTCATCCACGCCGTAAAAGGTGAAGCTGTTTGTGAAAGCCATAAAGTTCGCTCCACTCGGTGAAGCGTCGTTCTCATCAACCATATTACCCACCCACAAACCACGGGCGTTATCGGGGTTTCTGTTCGCACCCTCAGCGACAGATGCGTAGTGGGTATAGTTTATATGTTGGTTAAAGTCTCCTGTTGACTTATTGGTACGCTTGTCTACTAGATTAGCAGACCCCGCACTCTGATAAATGTGCAATCTTGTGTCGGCGGAATTCGTCCCGATGCCGACGTTGCCGTATGTGAGAAGGTTTGCGAGTTTCATTGAGGTGAAATTACCAGACATGTGACCCTGGTTTGACGCCCCTCCAAGGAGGTGTAAATATCCGTCGTTACCCGGTGAAAAATTGTACCAGTCACCTGAGGAGTGTAAAAACAGCCCTTCTTCATCGCCCGTACTACCAGTGTTATGGCATTTTATACTACCATAGACGTGTAATTCCTTGTCGGGGTCGTTCGTCCCGATGCCGACGTTGCCATCTTTATCAATTCTCATACGTTCCGTATTACGTGTTTTAAAATACACCATTTGA